TCGTGATAACTCTCAAGAACTTGCGAGTGCTGCTTGGCCGCTTCGCGCTGCGCGATCAGTTGCTCGGCCTTTTGATAGGCCAACGCATCGGCGTAAGCCTCTGGCGTTTCAAACTGATCGACAGACTGTGCTGCCGGAGCCCTCAAGGTTTGCGTTTCCGCAGCCCTCTGTGCTTGTTCCCGTTCCCACTTTCGTTGCTCTCTTGCGAGGCGTTTTCCAATAGCCGCATCAAGTTCCTCTTGCGAGAATGTCTTGGGTGCTTCTGCTTCCGGCGCTTTAACTTCAGGTTCAGGTGCAGCCGTTGCTTCCTGTTCCGGCGCGGGGTCTATTACCGCTAGGTTTTCTTCTGACATTTTTCGATTCCATAGAATCCCTGGTGAACGCACCAGTACGTGTTTTCAGCATTATGCTGGAATTTATACCCACGGCAAAGCGGGTTCGTTTTTTACCCGGTTAATCTGGCTAGCAATTTGGGCTTCGCCGTCGTCTTTAAGCAGCTTAGTTATAGTGGTTATTGTGTTATCAATTGGGTCTGCCCAAGTAATTGTTTCGGGCGCAAAACACCAGCCTAACACTTGTTGCTCGGTCAACTGGTCATAGGCCGTAAAACTATCGCTACGGGCAAGACCGCGAACACCAGAGCAAGCAAAACCTTCAGCTTCGCAGCGCCAATGAACGTGGGTTACTAGATTACCTTCGGCAACAACCACTTTTTCAACTGACCATTTAAATTCCATATCATATCCTCGCTATTAAAGTGTTCCGTTTACAACCCAATAAACTGTTGCCGCAATTGCAGATATAGACGAAACAGCTTGGTAAGTAAATCCTGTTTTGCTAACAGACGTAACAATACCAGAAATAACCCCGTTAGCAGACCCTGGAGTAACAATTACGTCCGTAATAACTGGGGTAACTAAATAAGGAGTTGTAAATGTAACAGCAGTAGATGCTGATATATACAGGCCACCGTAGCCTGTCCACCCCGTTGTTAACGTTGTAGAACTTCCAGACTGCGAATCTTTTGTAATAAATATGCCTGAAGATGTTGTAACACTAATTGGGTTTGGCAAATTTGCGTATGTATTAACGCCAATTTTTCCTGTTGTACAAGTAGTTAAACTAATTGCAGATGAACCAAGACCACCATTGCCTTTAATCATGTTATCGCCAATGATTAAATCTGTAACTCCCACCAAAGAAATGCAAGCGTTGCTTCCCGTAGCGCCCATGTTTATTTGGTTACCTGCAATAACCATTTCTTCAATAAATGTAGCTGACCCCGTTGCTATGGCAACATTACCAACGCTAAATTCATTTCCTGTAATTACAATGTTTTTAAACAAAGCACCGTTTGGCGGGTATTGGTCAAAAGCCATGCATTGGTCTACCATGTTTTCTACAGAATTTCCTGAGAAAATAAGCACGCTTGTGCTTCCGTACAAATTCATTGTGTAGCCGCGCGACCCACCTAAAAATTTATTCCCTATAATTTTTAAGCCGCCGCTAGATTTTTGCAAAACGCCAGAGCCTGTGGCGTATGGATTATTAAATAAACAAGCCGTAATTACACTGTCGCCTGAATCAGGGACATTTTCGTTTGCAGTTTGAACGCCAGCAACAGAATAAGATAAAAAGTCACACCCAATAATTTTCCAAAGGCTTGCGCGAACAAAATCAATACCAATAGGGCACTTAAGAAAATGTACATTTCTAAAGTCCATGTACGATGCTTCGCCAGTGGCGGGATTAAACGCAATGCCCGCACCTGTTGCTTTAGTAGTAGGGCCTAAACCTTGTAAAGTAAAATCTTTAAATAGTGTTATATTGGAATAAAGACCTAGCGGGCCAACATAGGTGATAAGGTTATCCGATGTAGTGTTTGTGCTAGATAAAATAGATTGCTGCGGCCCATCGCCAACAATACCGCCCGATATAATATTTGTTAACGTAGTAAATTTGTATGTGCCTGTGGGGTAATACACCGTTTTGCCCGTATTGTGGGCGGCTTGCATTGCGGTAGTTGAATCAGCTAAACCTGTAGGGTCTGCGCCGTAGTCCAATACATTAATCGGCGCACCGTTAATCATTGAATAGCTTGCTTTTGTAAGTGCCATTTTTAGACCTTATATGTTATTGAAAAAGCCAAACTTGTAGTCGCGGCTTGCGCTACTATTGCGTACAAATTTGTATTTCCTAAAGTTCTAAGGCCCGTAAACGAAGTGTAAGCCGCGTTGCCGCAGCCGCCTACGGCGTCTGTAATTGCGGTAAAGGGTAACCCGCCTACAAAAACAGCCCCGGCTGACGATGTAATTGATGTAGCGGCTGAGATTAAACCTTTAACAAATACAATGTTTCCAATTCTTGTATATGTCCCAGATGAACTAAACGCGCCTATAACAGTTAGCCCCGCGCCTTGGGTAGGAGTCCAAGTACCTTCTTCATACCATCCTAACACTTGACTGGTCATCCCCGTTGCTGGCGTATTGGCGTTAAAATTAACACCTTTACCCGCCGTGCTGGGAACTAAGTTACCTGTAGTCATAACATAGTCTGTAGCACTTACCGAACGCCCAGCAGTCAGATTAGCAATTGAAACTTGTTTGGTGGCGCTGCTTTGAACAATAGGTAAAATTTCTGTCCCCGCAACAGGTGTAGTTGCGGCGGTAAGGCCGGATATTTTGGTGTTTGCCATTACTAATCCTTATCAGTTGTACATCACTTCAATTAAAGAAGTTAGCGGCGGTGCAGTTGAAAACGCAAGCGTTGCATCGCTGACAGTGTATGTGTTTTTGTTTTGGTATATACCGTTTATGTACACAAACGTGTAGTTTTCACCAAACGAAGCCGCACTTAAAGTAAACGTGGTTTGCGCCCCCGTACCCGTAAAATTGTCTACTTGATAGCTTGCAGCGCCAATGCCTGATACATTGTCATAAGTGGCGATGAGTACGTCAGTTGACGTGTTTAAAACAAATTTGTACGACGAAGAACTAAGCCAAATTTCGCCCCCAGGTACACGGCCAGCCGAATCCAAAATGATTGGGTTGGTGTGGTTGGTACTCCCAGATGAACTGGTGTAAGTGGCTTGCGGAGTTGTTGTCCCAGCAATGTAGGTGTACAACTTGCCGCCCGAAAGGGGCACGCCGCTGTTGGTAAAAAATTGGGCCGCAACGCCGCCCACGGGGGAGAGAAAGACGGCCATGATTTTTATCCTTACGCGCTAATTGCAGCAACTTTATCTTGGAAGGCTTTAACGCGAGTTTGCAATGCAGCTTCTTGTGCTTCTAAAGACGCGCTTAAAACATCCAAATTGGCTTGCGTTTGCTGTTGATGCATCTCACGGGTGCCAGATGTCTTTTCACGCGCATCTAGGGCTGTTTCACGCGCTGCGCTGGCGGTTTCAAATGCTTTAACGCTATCGGCCAAAGCAGCTTCGCGCGCTTTGAGGTCAGCAGTCTTGGCCTTGGCCGCAGCTTCCATATCCTTAGCAGACGCAACCATAGCCGCAGCCTGGTCTTGCGCGGTAGCCAATTCGTCAGCAGCCTTGGCTCGATCTGCGGCAGCATCTTGCACCGCAGACATTGCGCCTTGGCGCTGGGCCAATTCAGCTTGTAAATTGACCAAAGTGGTCAAGTCAGTAGGAAGCTGCTTTTGAATGTATTCAATCAAACTTGCGGGGCTCATTGAGCCGCCTTCGCCATGAAAGTCCATAACGGCTCCTTACGAGTAATAAGTAATGTTCAGCTTCGCGCTGGCACTTTGCTCAATGAACTTGATTTGAGTCAAGTCGCCATCGTATTGCAAAGTGACACCGGCAGCAAGAGGCATCCCAACCGAAGCGGTTGGGGCGACGCCATCATCGCGCCAGCGAACAGCTTGAGTCTCAGGCGTAATGATAGCAATACGGGGCGACCCCGCAAGACCACCCACGTTTTTCTGGGGTACGGTTAGGGCCGTAGCTGCGGACAAGCTGGTGATCTGCTGGTAGCCCAGGACAGAAGTGATAGCCTTGAGATTGAGCGCCATTAGAATCTCCTTCTTTCAGTAAATGATCTTAACTCGATAAAAAGTTGCGTAACGTAAACGGGGGCCGCTTCAAAAAACCCACCGCTAAAAAAACTGCCGCTATAAAAATTAGTTAGCAGTGAGAAAAACCCGCCGCTAAAAAAACTTCCACCATAAAACTTGTTCATGGAATTTTACTCTACCCATTGACAAGTCTGCTCGTCTAAAACATAGCTATCGCCCGGCTTGGGCGGGATAAACGCATCTCTGTCTGAGTCATAGGTGTAGCCAATCCCAGCAGAATTTTTGCGGATTGTGGCGTTATAGGATGTCTGCTTCCAATTAGATTCACCAAACAGGCTAACCAAAAACTCCACTCCCTTGGCCTCTGACTCTACGCCATCAACCAGCAGTTCAGAATTATTAACAACAACAACCGTAATGACTACGTTGTTTTCATCAAGTTTTGCAAAGTGTGCCATGATTAGAACGTGATAGAACCAGTGCCGGTAAATTTGTAGTAGCGGTAAGTTGCGTCTGTAGTCACTGTGGGGGAGCCTGTTGTAGCGGATGCGGCCACAGCAAGCAAACAGCGAATGCAGACAATTCCAGAACCGCTATTACCGCCAACGCCTGTTGCAGATGCACCTGCTACTCCAGCGCCGCCACCTCCACCGCCAGTATTTACAGTGCCAGCAACGCCGTTGTAAGTTGTTGCAGTATTACCCCCTGCGCCGCCGCCGCCTGATGCAGTACCAGCCGTTAACCCTGCGTAAGCACCGCCGCCGCCACCGCCAGCATACGTTACAGTTGCGCCGCTATATGTGCTAGATGTACCAGCACCGCCATTGCCACCAACACTAGCTGTTCCGTTTGAACCTACTGCACTTGCACCGCCACCACCGCCACCACCATAAGCAAAAGGTGATGATGCTGGGCCACCAGTACCACCCGTGTTTCCTTGTCCAGATGTACCCGCACCACCAGTTCTAGCCCAACCACCGCCGCCACCTGAACCTCCAGCAAGTCCAACAGAACCCGCAGACGATGTTGCACCACCCCCGCCACCACCACCAGTTGCAGTGATCGTTGTTATTCCTGTTCCACTAATAACAGAGTTACCACCACTTGTACCTTGCGTACCTGCGGTTGTACCGCCTGCCCCCAATGCACCTACAGTAATAGTATATGTAGTGCTTGGAAGTAATGAAAGATTAGTCGCTGTTAATAATCCTCCAGCACCGCCGCCACCAGAAGCTCCAGAATTAGCTCCAGCCCCGCCACCGCCACCACCTGCCGCAACCACTAAATAATCTACTGAAACAAGTGGTTTAGGCCAAGTAGTAGAGTTAAGCCCTTGCATCACTTCATTGGAACGCCAAATACCGATAGCCGCAGACGTGCTATTGGTTGCCGCCGTAGCGGACATGATCGAACCTTTGTACCTCGTGGACATTAGGTAATGGCCTCATAGGATGCGGTTAATTCAATCGCGCTTGATGTACCAACAGTAACCACAATAGACTGCGCTTCACCCAAGTAAAAAGCAGTGCTTTTGTCAGCAACGACAATTGAAGCGTTTACCGGCACAGGCACTTGGTACACAAGCCGGTAGTTTGTACCAGCGCCCGCCGCCGCGCTATTGATTGCTACGGTTACGTTTGCAATAGACGCAGTGACGTTTGAAGCAACAATGTTGTCAATCTTGTTTACCGTACCGGCAGCAGGAGTAAGAGCAGTCCAAGTCGTAGCCGCTGTCGTGCTAGGAATTAAATAGCTGGTATTGCCGTAAATGGAAGTTACGTTGACTATGTTTGGGTTTGCCATAATTAGTATCCAAAGATCATCGCCATTGCGATACTTTTGCCAGTTGTAATGCCGCCACCGCCGCTACCGTTTGACGCTGCTGTAATACGCCCATAAGCGTCAACCGTAATGTTTGCGCTTGTATAGCTGGCCGCAGTTACGGCAGTAGTAGCCAATGCAATCGTGCCAGTAGTAGTAATTGTTCCACCAGTTAAACCTGTTCCGGCAATGATTGACGTTACCGTACCTGACCCGCTGCCAGCCGCTACCCAAGACGCCGTAGTGCCGTCAGAAGTTAAAACATACCCATTTGCGCCGATAGCCAAGCGGGTTGCGCTGTTTGTGCCATTGCCAATAATCAAATCGCCTGTGCTGGTGACCGGCGATAAAGCATTAAAGGCCGCGCTGGCTGTCGTTTGGCCTGTGCCACCATTGGCAACTGGAAGCGCCGTGCCTGAATAGGTAATCGCCAACGTGCCTGAAGTGGTGATGGGCGAACCGGCGATAGACAAGAAAGCAGGAACGCTTGCGGCCACCGAAGTAACCGTGCCGCTACCGCCAGCAGTAGAGTTAACTGTCTGGTTGGGCCAGGTGCCTGTAATAGTTACGTTGGTGCCTGCTACAAGGGCCGGAGTGGTTGTGCCAGTGCCACCGTTTGCCACAGCCACCGTGCCGGTCACATTGGCCGCAGTGCCTGTAGTGTTCTGATTGAGCGTAGGCACATCAGCCGCAACAATAGCCGCCAAGGCTGTATTTACACCATCAGAACGCAAGTACCGGCCAGAAACCTGAGTTCCAGCCAAAGCCGTAATGGCCGCTGCGGCAGTCGTTTGGCCTGTACCGCCAGAACCAATTGGCAAGGTGCCAGACAGTGAGTGTGCGCTATCCCACGCCGCAGCGCCTGTAGCGGTAAAACTAGCGTCCGCTGCTGTGCTGTGGTTGATGGATAACGTCATGCTAAGAAGCGCAGTTTATAGAGCGTGGTCAGGTACAACTCAACAATGTTGTCAATCAATTGCTGTATTGCCGAGTCAGACTTGTCACAGACTTCGTAACGGCCTTTTTCAATTTCATCAAGCTGGGCTTGCAAGAACTCAATGATGTTTGTGGTCTTCTTGGCCGCTGGAATGGCGATAGGGCCAATTAAACCGTGACGGCCTTGGTAGGCTTCGGCAAAAGCGTCAGCCACATCGATCACGCTGTCATAGAAGGTATTAAGCGCAACGTGCTTAGAGTAGCTGCGGGTGTTTAAATGCACGCTATGAGCCACATTACGGCCTAAGAACAGTAGCCCCATTAATTGTGCTGCGGTCATTGTGGCTGCTCCATCGGTAGCATAGGCTGGGGCATTTCAGGCATACCATCCATACCCACATCCATCTGTTGCTCGGGCATTTCAGGAATTCCGGCAATTTGACCATTAGACTCCATCGCAGCCGCTACCACACCCATAGCAATATCTTGAATCTGCTGCTCGTTCATACCGGCTTGTGTAGCAGTGATGCGTTGTGTTTCAGCTTGGTAAGCCTTAATCTCGGCTTCGTAATCCTTGCGGCGTTGCTCTTGCATTTCAATGGACTTGCCGACGTTTTGGATCATTTGGTGCATCTGCTCCATCTCTTGGCCCATTGCTTGGATTTGCTGCTCTGCGGCCTGCAACTCGGGCGGCTTGTCGCCGTCTTGCATGAGTTTGGGATCAATGGTCTTGGCAAAACGCTTTGCCATCTCTTGGGCACCCGGCCAATCCATGTTCTTGACGAACAAATCACCGGCCACTTGCCATAGCTGGGGGTTACCCTGCAACAGTTGGCCCATCGCCTCCAGCGCCTCTTGCCGCTTGGTCGCGTAGCCTGGGCCAGTGGTAGCCACCACATCGTACTTGCCCACGCCAGGGTTGTAAATTTTGTCGATCACAATACCCTGCTGATCCACGATCTTCTTGACCGGCTCGGCTTGCATCGGGTCAATTTTGACCATGCTGGTTTCACCGTCTTCGCCAATGATGCGGGCGATGCGCTGGGTGTCGTAAATTTTAGGGATCAGGTCAACCAATTGGCGGGTCAAATACCGCACGCCGCGCGCTTGGTTATCACCATAGTGGTACGTCCCAACATCACCCTCGCGCTGGCGGGCCAAGATGGCTTTGCCGCTGCGCTCGTTGGAAGTCATGCCCAAAGAAGCGTTGTATTGGCCGGTGGACGCCTTGATGTCTTCAGAAGCGCCTGCCTTGGCCTGTAGGAGCCCGCTGGAGGCCATTGGCGGCTGCGCGCGCATGGGTAGTGGCAGCGTAGCGCCCGCGCCGTCGGTAACGTCTGGATTGACCTCCAAATACGGCCAGTTGGTCGTGTTGGCGGTTTTCCATTGATTCTCGTAGCCCTCAAACTGACCGCCGTAGCCAATAAACGGTGCTTTGGGGGCCAAGGCCAGCATTTCTGCCTCTTGGGACACCCAATAGTTGTACATCCGCTGGGCATCTTTGGCGTTTCGCACCAGGCCGGACACGTACAAACGACCGTCAACCTCAAATTCGTTGCCCACAATGCGGACAATGGGGATATATTTGCCCGCCCACTCGCGTTCTTCCAAGATTTCGTAGCCGTTTATCTTGCAATACTTGATTCGGGGGCGGTCAGATTGCCTACTTCTCTTGGGCTTGCCGTAAATATTCCGTAATTCCTTGTCTTCGGGCGTTCCCTCAAAGGCCGTGGCGTTGCCAGGGTACAAATTGAGCGTGCCCTTGTCGTAATCGACGTAGTAGTAGTCTGCGATGCGGATCGTGTCCTCATTGAGCCACTGGGACAAGTTTTGATCGCCCACACCCAGCGTTTGCAAGGTGGTAATGGGCGCTGAGTCGGGGTACATCCGCTGGTAATCAGCTTTGGATATGTCCTCGGTCACAAAACACCACTTGGCGTCCGCGCCGCAGGGGTCTTGGATGGTTGGATCCATGTACACCGAGAATGAGTTGCGAACTCGGCCAATTTTGATGTCTTGGTCAAAGGTATTGTCATCGCAATACTCGGTCAGGATTCGGATGTAGCCTTCTCCGTAGGAGACTTGGTTTTCGCAGGCGGTGTCGTAAGCAACATCTGCGTCCGAGATGTATTCAATATGCCTAACCATGCCGTTGAAGACTTCGGCAACGTCAATGTCGGCCTTGTCGTCGGCTGGAATAACTTTGCCTGTTGGGCGGTTTTGTCGTTGGTCATTAGTGACTTGCCGTACGTGCTGCGGCAGCTTGTTAATCGTAAGACACGGGCGGGCGTTGATCGTCTGCCCCTGCACCGCGCCGCGAGTCGCCAGCACATCAGCAGGCCACTGCCAATGGTTGTCGGGTGACCCAGCGTAGAACTTCAGATCGTCAATCTCATCCTCGCGGGATTCAGACAGCGCCGATATTGCCATGTCCAAACGGCTGCGGGCAGTTGCCAGCACGCTGGAGTCGTCGTCCTTTTTACCGCCACCATTGGCAACGTTGCCTACCGCCACCATGCCGGTGTAATCAGCCATTATTTCTTACCCTTTGGGGCTGGCGCGCTGCGCTTGACCGCATAAGCAATTGCCACGGCCTGTTTGACGGGTTTGCCCGCTTTGACTTCAGCCTTTACATTTTCACGAAAGGCTTTGGGAGAAGATGATTTGACGAGTGGCATATTAAGACCCCATCCATGAAGTGTGCATTGCGCCGTCTTGAGCGTTATAGCGGCGAGTGGGCTCAGTATACTCGCGGTGAGCCACGGGAAAAGCAAACGTCACGCATATTGCGTCCGCTGCGTCTGGTGATGCTAAACCCCGTGCTTTCATTTCTTTCTTGCTCTCCAAGAAGATTGTTCCACGTGAATCAGGCTTCATCTTAGGCGAAATCAAATCCGTCTTCAAGAACCTGTCGGTCGGGATACTAGCAGATTTCAACCATTCCCGCATCTCACCCCACATCTGCGCGCGCATATTTCCGTACATTATCGGGTTTTTGGCTTTATTTCCAAAGTTCACACCCTTGATTTTGTACCGCTGCTCCTTGAGCCTGTCCACAATCCCAGCGCCCAGCCCGCCCTCGTCGATCATTACCAGAGTCGGCTTATATTCCTCAATCGCGTCGATCACATACCCCACAACCGTCATGGTGTCATCGCCCCGGTGCCGCGTTATGTTAATAATATCCCGCCCTTGGCGCACGGCAATGACCGTGGCGTCCGCACCATAGCGCGCCGGATCGACGCCAATGATGATGGGCGCGGACAGGTCTTTGTACTTCTCCCGCTTCATGGCCTCGTCCACTATGTCCGAGCCGATAAACTGGTCATCTCCCGCGCTTGGGAACATCCCGTAGACCTCGACGTGCGCCTGGCTACTGTCCGGCCCATACTCCTGAATAATGCGCTCGTAGACCTGTTTGTCCGTACCTTCGACCGTGCGCGCGTCCACCACCTTGGTTTTCCAAAACGCCCGCTTGGAGTTAAACGCCTCGTAGAAGTACCCCGTGTTGCGCCGTGGGTTGGAGAACGCCAGCCAAAAACGGTTGGGTGTGTTCTCAGTAAAGAAGCCCGCAGTCACCGCCCAGATCGTGTCGTCGATACCTGACGCCTCGTCAAACACCACCAGCACGCCGTCGTAGTTATGCACACCCGCGTAGGCGTCCGGGTTCTCCGCTGACCACAACCGCCCCTCGACGCCCCAGTACCTGGTGCCCTTCTTCAAGTCCCGCTCAACCAGTTCGGTCAGCCATTTGGCGGGCATGACTCTGGTTGCGCTAACTTCAAACCAGTGCGAGTTGATTGCCATTGCCAGCCACTTGGTAATCTCGGCCCAGGTGATTGAGCGTAGCTGAGACTCACTGTTGGCCGAGATGATGGTCGTTGAGCCGATGCGGGTCGCCAGCATCCAGATGGTTATCCAACTGACCAAGGCCGACTTGCCAATACCGCGCCCCGACGAGATGGCGGCTTGCAGTACGTTGTAGTCCAGCAGCCCTTTGTTTGCTTCAATGTGTTCGGCAATGTCTTGCAGCACCTCGCGCTGCCACTTGCGTGGGCCTTTGAAGTTCTCAAGCGGCGTGCCCTTGACGCCCCACGGAAATACCAACGCCACAAAATTAAGCGGGTTGTCCTTGATGCGCGGCGTCCACAGACGCGCCATCAGGGCTTGTTCGTCTTCAGCGCTGTATTTGGTTGACTGCATCAACAACCTCAATGACGCGCATCTCTGCTTCTTGCAGCGCCTGCGTGATGGATATGCGCTGGTCAATGTCCACCGTGATGGACTGCTTGGCAACCCAGCCGTGCTGATGCTTGAGTATTTCAAGCGCCGCCTTGGCGTCGCCCTCTCTAGCGGCTTTGTGCAGGATGTCGGCCATCTCGCGCTCGCCGTCGGCTTTGCCCTTGATTGCGGCCATCTCGGCCAGTGCGTCAAATTGGCACAAGTGCCGGTACTCTTCAGGTCGCATCCCAGAGGCCAGCGCCAGCGTGTCGCCTTTGAGTCCCAGCTTGGCAGCGTCGTATATCGCCTGCAAGCGCGATTCGGTCGCTTGGACGTGTCGGACAGTAAGCGGCAATGACTTGAACATTTGTTCTCCTGCGCCGAGGAGGCGTGTGCGTGGATTTTATATTAAAAAAATTTTGTTTGTGGCCCCTCCGTTTACGTTGGCCCAATCGCTCGGCCCTACCCCCTCCCCCCTGGCTGAAATCATAAGCAAAATGGCAAGGGATATGCTAGTCAGAATGACAAGCATATAGTTAGCAGAATGGCAAGCATATAGTTAGCAGAATGACAAGCGTATTCCCTGGCAGTGTTGGCAGTGTGGGCTATGCCTACAGGGTTGCAGTGCGTGCGTTAACCATGCGCCAGTGCGTGCGCCAGTGTGGGCAGTGTGGGCAGTGTGGGCTATGCCAATGCAAGTGCATAGCGTGCGTTAACAGTGCGGCCATGGTGCATTGTGCAAAATGCGGGAATTGTCGGTGTAGGCATTGTGGGCACCCAAAAAGCCGTTTTCAAATCGCTCTACCCCATATTGTAAGTATTGTAAGATTTCATAATGTGAAATGTAAGGTTTAGATAAGTTAAGATCAAATTAATGACAATATGACCTACAGTTGACCGGCCCCATTGGAGATCCGCATAAAAACAGCGATGCCTACAAAATGCCACGCTAGGCACCCACAATTTTTGTCAACTAAGGGTAAACACCTAGTGACAAGTGCAATAAATTCTCTTACACTCACAGCGCGAGCGATCGCAGGGCAACCCCACTAACCCAAATTAAAGGCAAAATATGACTACAGTAATGACAGCGAACGTGATTTACACCAACCACCAGGGCGAGCGCACCAATCAGACAGTGAGCGTAAACCGCACTTTTGCGTACGGCGATATCGAAAAGCCTACACATTACAGCGCTCATGCGCTTGCAACCTTAGGTTGCGGCAAAGCCGATAGCGATCCAATCGGCGCGATTCACCGGCTGGTGGGCGATCATGGTAATGTGATAGCGATTCAGACAATCAATTCCATTTGGGATTAAGATCCAACCTGAGCGGCCACACCGGCCGCTCTTAATAAACTACAGTAAAGGCACATCATGCAAGTACATTTAACCCTCAAATCGGCCAATGTTAAGACAGGCCCGATTCCCGTTAGCACCACCGAAAAAGACAGCTGCCCTACTAACTGCGCCATGCGCGCAGAATGCTACGCCGATAGCGGGCCGCTCGCATTGCACTGGCGCGCTGTCTCCAATGGCACGCGCGGCACCACTTGGGGCCAATTCACCCAAGCCATCGCAGCGCTGCCCGACGGCCAATTGTGGCGGCACAATCAGGCAGGCGATCTGCCCCAGGCAGGCGGCACAATCGACGCGGTCAAATTGGGCCAATTGGTCGCGGCCAATAGCGGCCGTCGCGGGTTTACCTACAGCCACCACCGCGATGCTGCATCGCTGGCCTGGATCAAACACGCGAATCAATGGGGTTTCACTGTAAACCTGAGCGCTAATGACCTGGCCGATGCTGATACCCTGGCCGATACCAATTGCGGCCCGGTGGTGGTGGTGGTGCCCAGCACACAAACCCGCAACACCATTACCCCAGGCGGCCGCCCGGTGGTGATCTGCCCAGCGACCCAGCGCGACGATGTGAGCTGCGCCACGTGCCAATTGTGCCAGCGCCAGCGCGCGGCGATTGTGGCTTTCCCTGCCCATGGCTCGCGCCACCGGGTGATTAATCTGCGCCTGGCGGCATAGTGCATTCTTTAAGCGGCCAGCGACGGCCGCTTAAGGGCGCGCACTGTGCACGCTATAACCTAAACGAAAGAAAATTATGCTTTACGTCGGAACATACCACCGCCTGCGCTTGCACGTTAGCGCTACACCTAAACAAGTGCTGCGCGCACTTTACAAAAAACTGCGGCCGGTAGCGCTATCGCGCGGCCAGCGTACGCACCGGCACGCTATCGCGCGCGATATTCTCGAGTGCCACTGCGCGGCGCGCCGTTTATTTTCTCAGGTGGCCGGCCGATGATCCGCACTATGCGCGCACGTTATCCCGGCCGGTGCGCGGCCACCGGCACGCCGTTTAAACCCGGTGCCTTGATTTATTACGACGGCCGGACCAAACGCGCTACGCTCGCGCCGGTGGCTAATAATTACGTTAGCCATGTTTTCGAATTCAGCGACGGCCGCGAATATTACCGTAACAAAAACGGCCGGTGCGAAGACGCACCATGTTGCGGTTGCTGCACTATCTAGGGCTATTTGCAAGCGCTGCGCGCCAGCGCTTGCGGGCTATTCCTGGCCTATACAGTAAACGAAAGTAAATTATGAAAATCGGACAATATATCCACATAAGCTTATACGGTAAACCCGAACGGGTCTTAATCCTGGCTATCCATCGCGCTGGCACCATTGACGTACAGCGCAGCGATGGCGCGTGCTACCGGGTGAGCGGACTATCTATGGCCGGACTATGATGCATCCCCTATTCGAGGCCATACTGCGGCCATACGCGCCACCGGCACCACTACCCACACCTGAAGCGATCGACGCGGCCATGCTGGCCGATAAGCTGGCCGATGGGTACAACTTACGCAAAATCGACAACGCTATCAAACTGGAGTTACGTTATGCAAACCCTGAAAATTGAAACAACAACCTATTCTCTGGCGTCATTGGATCGCGTGCTGGCCGTGCAAGCGCTTACAAGCAAAATCACGGGCAAACACAAACCCGTGCGGCCAAAGGCACCCAAGCGCACTTATCCGCGCTTTGGGGATAGCCTATCAACCCATGCTTATGTGCGCGACTACTACGCTATGAACGGCCTAGGCGAGTCGAACCACTTCGCGCCACTGTCCAAGCATATTAGCGTGCCCGTGGGCGTCGATTCTATGGAGGTCGAAGCATGAGACAGCACTACACCCCCGCGCCAGTGGCGCGCCCTTGGGCTGGCGCGCTGCTGGCCGTAACCATTGGCCTGGCCCTGGCCGCTATCCTGCTGGAGTATTTATGATTGAGAACGATATGATGGCCGTACTGTCGGCGACCACCCGTTATTACCACAAGCAGATCGACGAAACGAACGCGGAGCTATACGACAGCCGCCTGCGCATAAACCACTTGGAGGATGTGCTGCGCGCATTGCTGGCCGATGATAACGAAAAAACCCGCTCAGACGCTGAGCGGGCCTTGTGCTCATAATCGCTGCGGCCCTGGTGGCCGCGATCCTGGCGATTCTCTTCGATCTAGATTAAGCCCCTTCGGGGGCTTTTTCTATGGCCCTGCGCAAGTCTGATTTATTGCTTTTGGCTAACTCAGGCGCGCAGAAAATGTGCTTTTTGGTCTGATACTCACGCGAGGCAAGCCTGCCCATATCCACCCAGCCCGCTTCCTTCAGCGCGTGCATAAGGGCCGGGGGGACGATCTTGATCCCTGCTGGCGCATACAGTTGCAACTCATCGCAGATCGCGTAGAAGGGCGCGCCTACCACGCCGCTAGAGAATGCACGCTGCCGGGCCTTGATTAGGTTAACTAAGAAAGACTCAGCGCCGCTCATGCCATGCTCGACCATGATTGCCTTGGCCTCTGTCATTGGGGGCGCTGCGTTGGGGTTCCACGCGGACACGTCGCGGGTGTGCAGGTAAGCGGCCACGGCTGCAAAGCCGCCCCGGTGTTCGTACCAATTCCAAAGGCTAACCGCCTCTGCTTCGGGGAGCTTACCGGCCTCCGACCATAGGACAAACCAGCGCCGGTCTTCGCTAGGCAGACTGATCGCCACGCGCTCATTGGAGAACGCCACCACGAATACGCGGTTCAGGGCGTAGTATGGATGCAAGCCCTTGCGGTTGACCATAAGCAACTCAGGCGGCGCTGCAATGATGGGTTTAAGGGTATTCTCCAGCGCGCGCCGGTCTTTGGCCTCTGCTTGGCGCAACTCGGCGATCTCCATCACTTCGCACTCGAGCGCATAGCCCCACTGCGAGTTAAGGTCTTCATTCTTGACCAGGGAGCAATTGGCCTTGGCTTTGCCGCCTATGGCCCAAAAGAACGGCGCGAATAGGGTATCTTTGCCGCTCCCGTGATTGCCGCCCAAGAGGATGGCGTGATTGATCTTGTGGCTGGGAAACTGCACCTTGTGTGCCAGGGCGTTGAGCAAATGCTCACGCTCAAATTCAATTGGCACCATGCGCTCGACGTGACGCATCCACAGGCTAACGTCACCCGCTGCGGGGGCAGGGCGCGCGTCACGCCAGCGGTTGCCGTAGACCAGCCCCTCACGGGCAACCAGTACGGTCTCGCCTGCTGCGTAAGTGATGCCGACCAAAGCGCGCGCGCCCTTGTCTTGGCGGTACTCGTCAAAAGACACCGACGCCTCGACCTTGGGGTGTTTGCCGTGGCGGGACTTGCAGTTGATATGCCGAAACAAGGCGTTGAAGGTCTTACGCATCACCTCGCGCCGGTCTTCCATGTCAAAGTAAGCATCATCGTTCTGTATGTACGCGAACCGCTCGAACCAGCCGGACATCTCCACGCGGCCCAATTCACGATGCTCCACCTCGGCGATGACTGTCGCGGCCTCGTCCGGGTACTCGACCGTCGGGGTTAGCTTGGCAAGGGTGTTCTCCATCACCGCCGCTAGCAACTCATCACGCAGGCCATGCGACCGCTTGGGGCCACCCTGCTCTTCCACCCACGCGAGATAGGCCACGCTATCCAGGTGGGCGCAATGCTCATGCAGGCAGCAGTAGGCGCGGTTGACGGGGTGATACCGGCCCATCGGATTGCCGTCGCTATGCTCGGCGCTGTTCGGGCACACGATGCCCCACCAACCGCTGCTGTTGCCCTTCTCCAGCAAGTCGCCACGCGCTGCTGTCCAAGCCAGCACGTCGTCGCCGCCGTCGTCTGTGAGCCGGATCGGGCGCACTGTGGCGGTGTCGGCTGGGTTGGGGATAACCCCTAGTGCCTCACATATCTCTGCAAGGCTGAACTCACGCTCTGGGTGAAACTCGACTAGGGCAGATGCAAAGCGGTCGCGCCCAGGCTTGAGATTTATTGAGCCGGGCAATCTGAAATTGCGCACGGGGTTGATCGCGCCGCCGTCGGTGTAGCCTGCTTCTGCGATGGCGACAATGGCCGCGCTAAACTCGCCCTTCATGGGCTGATCGTCTAGCGCGAAGGTGTAGCCGTACTGGTAATTGTTGGGGCTGGTCTCCATGATCCACGTCGGGGCGATGGGCGGTACTTTGGCCTTGGTGCCCACGTCATCCAGCACTAAGAAAGCCACCCGCTCGCAGGCGTCGGCTTTGGCTGCGGGCTTGCCCTCGTCGAATCGGTCGATGATGAAGCAACCCGTGTTGCAGTACCACGCTTGGTCGGGCTTCCACTTCTTGGGCAGGAAGGCAGGCCACGCGCATCTGACTGCGCCATCGGCGTGATACTGAGTCTCGCCGTCCTTGAGGATAGGCTTTTGCCGCACAAACAAAATAACCTCGCCCTCGGGCGCAATGTCTGCCAAGTAGCTTAAAAAATTCATTTTGTAATCCTTACAAAGAACAAACACGGCAAGTGGGGACTTTCCCCTCGCCACGGATTTTTCGGCCACTGGCGAACTCAACCGCCAAGTCTTTTAGCGCAGCGGGCCAAGTGTCGCGCTGGGGCGACCTGAACGTATGGCCTAACTTTTCTTCTACGGCCACGCCACGCGCAAACTCTTCTGGATAATCGCGCCACAAGTCACGCCACTCGCCCAGCCGCTGATAAGGGCACACGGCGCAATCAGTACGGCGGGGGATGGTGACGCCACGCTGCGCTAGATACTTCCAAACGTCCTCCTCTTTCCAGCCCCACTCCCGCATGGGAAAACGAATATTCATGTCTTCGCCGTAGATGCCGCGCCGCGCCTCTTCGTCTGCGCGAAGGCCAACATACAGCACTGATCCCTCGGGCAAGTCTTCAAAATATTTGATGGTTGGCTCTATTTTTAAAATGCGCGTACACCAACGAGCGCGGAAATTAGGCAACATCTGCTGCTCTTCAATCAGGCCGTACAGGTCAGTAGAGTGGCCGACCTTTTTGATTGTTAAGCCCAGCATCTGCTCCAGCTTGGCCCAATGATCCAACATCTCGGGCAACTCGTTGCCGGTGGCGTTGCAGATCAGTTCATATTCACGCGGCTCGACTTCCATCAAACGCAGCGCAAGGGCGGTCGAATCTTTGCCGCCAGATAAACCTATTACGTGTTTCACTTCCCATACCTTTCCATAATTGAGACTTCAGCGTCTAGGGGTAAACCCTTAGCCCAATCGGGCGGGGTACACATGATTGAGCGCAGCGCCTCGGGGTCGGGCGTTGCGGTTTCGATCACAATTTCATCGTGGACGTGCAGCACCACGTCATCAAGCTGGCGCAGCGAGTGGCGCAGCAAGTCATTAGCCACGGCCTGAGTGATGTTCTCGCAGGCCAGCCCCTTCCACAAGCGGGCGCGGGGCCACTCCTTGGCATCGGCGGCGGGTTTCCATGCAGCTTTGGCGTAAGTCACACCTTCGGATTCCAATCGGGCGTAGGGGTAGCACAGGATGCGTCCAGAGGGCAGCACATACCATAGGTGCAGGCCGTCGAACAGGTACACGACGCGCCCAGCGCTGAACTCTTTACCTTTGTTTCGCATGGCGCGGGTGTACGCTGATTCTAGGTCTTGCCAGTACAAAACAGACCAAGGGTTTGCCCTACGCCAAGCATCTACCATGCGCCGCGCGTCGGACTCGGGCAACAGGATGCCGTAGGCGCGGCCCATCGCTGCAAAGGCACCGACGCCACCGGCAAAGCCGCAGGCTAACTCTTGCACCTTACCAATTTGGCGCTGGTCTTTGTTGACCTGGCTCACACTGACGCCAAAGGTTGCGGATGCGTTGACCTTGTACACATCCTCGCCCGATGCAAAGATTGCCAGCTTGTCGTCGCCCCTGCCGGACAACCAAGGGTTTACCCTAGCTTCAATGGCTGACCAATCGGCAACGACTAGGTATTTACCCTTACTAGGTACAAGGGCGGGCCTGAGCATTCCTCGGAGGACATCGGTAACTCGCTTGCCGAACTTGGGGACGATGGCGTGCCCTCGAACCATTGCTGTTCTAACTTGTTCAGGCGCATCCGCGCATTTTCGGGTGAAGTTGTGGACTTGGGCTCCATAAGACGAAGCGCGTCCAGTAGCGCTGCCGCCTGCAAAGACAAACGCGCCTCGTACTCGGCCATCTTCTTCATCTGATAGCTGTGCAAGGCGGCTGAACTTCGCAACCGACGACGCCCATAGGTCGTCGGCGCATTGGATAACTTCTTGAACGTCATGGGGGACATCCTCACAGTTTAGTAAATTAGCCCTGACAGTCTTGTCTATGGAATACTTGCCGTCCTTTTCCATCAGCTTCTTGGCCTGCGGGCCGACACGGGCCAGCACCCACTCGCGCATCTTGGGGGAGCGCACGCTGGTGATCTCGCCGCCGGTCACTTCGGCCACGATTTCTTGAATCTCGGCCAACTCAGCGCTGGCGTACTTGACCGCAGCCTGGCACAGGGGCACGTCCACCAACACGCCACGGTCGTTGATGCGCTCGTTGACATGGTAGTCCTGCAACTCTTGGGCTGACAGGGGCCGCATGGCCTTGCTGATAGCGCGCATGGCCCGCACGTCCTGCTCGCAGTAGGCCACCATCTCGGCGGTCAACTCGGGCGACTCTTCATAAGGCGGCACGCTCATCTTGCGGATTAGCTGCGCGCCGCGATGGTCTTTCTTCATAGACGCGCCAGCAAAGCGCCCCACGTCCTCAAGGGAGCCAGGCGCGCAATTGGCGCGGGCCTGTGCTGCGGTGCAGACGAATTGCTCCAGCTTGAAGTCAAGCTGCAACACGTACCAAAAAATTAGGCGCTCAAAGGCGGCATTGTGGGCATATATAGGGCCATTCCAGCGCCGCACCCGTTCAGGCAGTGGCTGGTCAGGCAACCAGGTCTGTACGTCTTCATCGTCGAAGGCATACGACATACACAGCACCTCGGTACTGGCGTGCTGGGCGTAGTTGTAAACGCCCGCGACTTTTAGGTCGCAGGCGCTACGGGTTTCAAAGTCAACCCAGAGAGTCATCAGGCCGCTACGCGACGACGACGACTAGGTGCTGGTGCCTCTACGGGCTTCTCAGCTTCACCTTCCAAAGTCAACCATTCCACCACCTCAAAGACCGGCGTGAAAATCCGGCCATACGACTTGTGCTGGTAATGCTCCTTTTTGAGGCGCACGACCGGCACTGGTTTGGTTTGGTCTTTATCGACCTGATCTGCCAAGGCCACGGCCAAGGTCTGGACGCTGCGCTTACCGCCCACCGAAGTGGTCGTAAAGCGGGCTTCCATGCCCTTGTCTTCGCCAGACAGACATTTCAGACTCATACCCACCTGAGTCTCCCAGCCCTTCTTGGCTGCTGGGGGTGCGCCATCCAAGTCCGGCAGGGGCTGGGACACGGGCACCATTTTCTCGCCCAACACTTCGCCGTCGCCCCAAGCAATAAAGCCGTGGACAAAGGAGAAAGGGTTGACTGCCCAGGTGCTGTCGTCTTCGATTTCGGTTTGGTCTGCCCCAAACACCCAATGGCCGGTCTTGTCCATTTTCAGGATGACCGTACCGGCTGGGCCGACATCGGATTGGATAGCCCGCAGGGAAGTTGCGAGGGAGGAAACTGCGGGCAAGCCCGCTTGAGAGAACGCTACTAGATTGGACATTTCTGTACCTTTATTGAAGTTTAAAAAGGGCAGCGGTTAATTGCTTGCCCAAGAGCATCACCTCGGGGCGCGAATCATCCGCGCTTGCCAAGGTGTTACCTGAAGAGATGGCGACCACCAGATCACCCGGCAAAGCCAGCTTGCGCTTTTTGAGCGCCTTCTCAGCTTTGGCCGGAGAGATCACGGAAGTCTCCAACACCTCAGATTCAGTCAGACCGAACGCGAACAGGGCGACTTTGGCCTTGTCCTCGTCAGTCCATGAACGGATCGCCCGCTTAGCGACCAGTTTGTAATCAGGCAGCTTGGCCCCAGACTCCAGCAACTGGAGCGCCAAGGCCCGCAGATCGGTGATCCACTGCTCCAGCATATCAGCGTTCTTGAGATAGGTGGCAATGGTCGGCGGGTCAAGGTTGTCAATGGTAGTCTGCAAAGCGCGCTCGACTGCGCCGGTCATCTGTGGGCATACCGGCTTGGCAGCGCACCAGCGGCAGTGATCGCCAGAGCGCAGCGGAGCGGTCTTCTTTTCGCTCATCTTGACGGCCTGCACCAACTGCAATTCAAACTCCGCAATGCGCGCTGGTGTGGTCACCCAACGCTTAACGGCAGGCGGCTGCACGATGACCATCTCGATCTCAGTCACGCCTTCAAAGGCCCACTGCGCTTGCGGTGTACGCATGGCCGCAGCGGCGTAGAACATCAGTTGCATATTCTCTTCGACCTCAACAGCCACACCATCGCCAAATTTCCAATCCAGCACAACAGCACGAGTGCCAATGCGACCGATAAGATCAGTTGAACCGAACACACCAGGTAGTAGGTCACCGAAATTAACGCTTGTCTCGGCCTCAATTTCCATCTCCTGCTTGGGGTCAATCTCATCCAGCGCGGCCAGCGCGGGCTTCAACTTGTTGTCGATCAATTCTTGCGTGAGTGTCTGCCCTTCGTACTCAGTGCCAAGGTAATGCTCTGGGCCTTGGCCGGACATCACAATCTCTGCGATGACGTTGTGTAAGAGCGTGCCCTCGTCAGCGTACTTGCTTGACGGCTTGGGTGGCATCTTGGCAACTAAGGCCACCGAGCCAGGGCAGTTGATTACCCTCTTGGCGGTGCTACCGCCGACGATACTGGAGTGCTGCATTTAGAGTCCTTTAGTGTTTGTGAGCCACAACTGTACCACAACTTTTTGTGCTAAACTTCTTGACATGAAAGAAAAAGATGTAGAAAATCATTTTGTCTGGGCGGTGGAGCGGCTTGGGGGTAAGACCTACAAGTTCACCTCACCGGGGCGCAAGGGCGTAGCGGACAGGATAGCTTGCCTGCCTGACGGCAGCACTTGGTTTGTGGAACTCAAAACCAAGGGCGGTAGGTTATCAGAATTGCAAAAGCTGTTTGCCGCAGACATGGCGCGGCTCAACCAGAAGTATGTATGTCTATGGACGAAGGAGCAGATTAATGAGTGGGGTGCAAAACTATGAAAGCTAGAAAACACCGAGGTGGTTTTCGTGAAAGCATGGCCACTATAAAAGAAATACCCGCCACTTTAGACGCAGTGGCCAAGTATTTTGAAGTGCCTGCTCGTCAAATTCGTGTAACGCCTTACAGCCGCGATGACCGACAAGGTTGGG